AGCGCTAGTGGCTCTCAAAGTATTAACCGTTGCAACGGTGGAGCCAGTGTCACTCGCTGACATGAAGCTCCACCTTCGCGTTGACCACAGCACAGACGATGCGCTGATAAATGCGCTAATATCCGCTGGCCGCGACTATGTCGAGCGGCAAACCCGGCGGCCATTGGTGAACACGACCTACCGTCAAACCATGGACTATTTCCCTGAAGGCGCTATTGAGCTACTGCGTGGGCCGGCTGTGCAAATCGCAGTGGGTGGTGCCTACAGCTATGCCATGCCGCGCATTCGCTATTACGACGAAAACGGCACACTAACCACCATGACCTTTGCCGGTGGTGATTTCGAACTAGACCTCGATGCCAACCCGCCAAGGCTAAATCTCACACCGCTGGACATCTGGCCGAACACCGAGAACGGAAAAGCCAATGCTGTTGAAGTGGACTACGTTGCTGGCTTTGGCACTGCTGCCGCCAACGTGCCTGCGCTGCTGACCACCTGCATCAAACTTCTCGTGGCGCACTGGTACGAAAACCGCTCTGCGGTTCAGCCAGGTGCCGGAAGCGAAGTGCCTTTGGCTGTCGATTCAATCCTGAAGATTTACTCAGTCGGTGACTACCAGTGATCATTGGCGAGCTAAGGCATCGTCTGGCGCTGCAGTCGGCAACCGACAGCACCGACAGCTACGGCCAGCCCACTCGCACCTGGGCAACCTACGCCACTGTCTGGGGCAAGGTGCTGCCGGTGACTGCGACCGAGAGCCAGCTAGCCAACCAGCAGCAGGCAGACATCACGCACAGGGTGACGATACGCCACCGAGCCGATGTTACTGCCGAGCATCGCATTTTATTCGGTAGTCGGGAGCTCAATGTTCGAGGCGTGCGTGATCTGGAAGAGAGAGGCATTTCGCTTGAGATCGATGCCGAGGAAAATGCGTAATGGCTAGCTCTCGCGACCTTCGCTTAAATCTGGCCGGAGCAGTTGATCTAATAGATGCTTTGCGAGATGCTGGCAAGAAGATCAAGCCTGCATTGCGCCGGGTGGCAAGAGCGTGCACTACGCCTATCCTTCGCACTGCTCGCACGCTCGTGCCGGCCAAGCGCAAGCGGATTATGTACCAAGGCAAAAAGGTTTTTCGTTACGGCACAACTGGGCAGCTTAAGAAGAGTCTCGGCTACCGCGTAACGACATCTAAAAAAACAGGCGCAGTTTACGCAATCATTGGCCCGCGCCGCAAGTTTAAGATCATGGCTTTTAAGACTTATCACAAGCCAAAACGAAGCGTTGCAGCACAGCGCAACGTGATGGTGCCTGTTAACCCAACTAATTACAGCCACCTAATTGAGAATGGGTTTACGGCCAAACTATGGCGGTCTGGCAAGCTACGGCCAGTAGCTGGGAAACCATTTTTAAAGCCGGCATTAAATGCCAATAGATCGCAATGCGAAGACATCACAGCACGCATCCTTAGTGAAGAGTTGCAAAAGGCGATGGCCAAAAGGACTGCCACAGTATGAGCGTACTTGGTCAAGCTGTGCGCACCTATTTGGCCGCCTACGCCAACTATGCCACCTATTTGCCTGGCGGAATATCACCCGACCAAACAGGCCAAGGCAATACAAGCCAGCCATATGCTGTCTACCAGTCTGTTAGCAGGCAACGGCAAAGAACCACTGGCGGTTCCGTGGTCGCAACTACTGAACGTGTACAGGTCACAGTTGTCGGCGAGACGCGCAGTAGCTCACAGGCTACAGCCAACTGGATCGCATCCGCCATTGCAGCAACACCAAGCCGGCAGACTATTGGCAGTTTGTTTGTCCATCAATGGTTGGTCGAGGAAGAGGCAAGCTCTAACGAGCTTTATCAAGACGGATCGGACGAGTCAGCCCGCATAATCTCAATTGAGATTGTAGGCACATACACGGAATGAGGAGTAAGGCATGGCTGTAGTACTACCACTAGGAACGATTGCGACACTTACGCCAGCAACTGGCACTGCGATTGTCCTGAATTGCATTAGCGTCACCGGCACTACACGATCAGTTGCCATGGCTGAAATTACGGCTTTGTCTGACTACACGTTAAAGCGCCTACCTAGCCGGGTTGATCCAGGCACTGTGACTTTTGAGGTTTATCTCGAAGACACAGCTACGGCCACCAATACGCTTAAAACGCTTCGCGATTGGCAAGCGACTGTTACTGGTTCAAGCATCGGCTACAACAGCGTAACGCTGAGCATCAATTTCCCTGGCTCAACCATCGATGCACTGATCAGCTACCAAGGCTACATCAGCGGAATTACTGAACCAACTGTTGGCGCAAGTGATGAGGCCTTGCGCTTTTCAGTAACCTTGCAAGTAACTGCTGTTTAACGGAGAAATTGAATGGGCTTGAATAGAGACGAAATCCTTGGCAAAAGTCGAGGACGTGTTGAGGAAATCAAGGTGCCAGAGTGGGGTGGCACCGTGTTCGTTAAGGAAATTACTGCCAGCGAGAGAGACGCATTCGAGGCGTCTTCTCTCGATAAAAAAGGCAGCGCAAAGATGTATAATATCCGCGCCAGGCTAGCGGTGCTGACCTTGTCAGACAGCACTGGCCTGCGCATGTTTGCTGATTCTGATGTGGCAGCGCTTGGCGAGTTGCCTGCCTCGGCAATGGATCGCATTTTTGAAGCGTCCATGCGAATTAACAGGCTAACTAAATCAGATGTGGATGAGCTGGAAAAAAACTCCGAGAACCAGGCGGAAGCACCCGCCGCCTGATGTTCGCCTTAGCCGGCCATCTTGGTATGACAGTGGCTGAGCTGGGTGATCGGTTGACCAGTTCTGAACTGTCTGAATGGATCGCCTTGCTGGCAATTGAGCCATGGGGGCCATATCGGCAGGATCTGCTAAATGCCATTTCCTGCTATGCCAGCGCAGCGCCTTGGTGCAAAAACACAAAGGTGAGTGATTGGATCCCTCGTTTCGACAAGCATGAGCCTGACCGTGATTCCATTTTGACATACTTGAAAGCCACGGGGGCAAGCATCCATGGCGACAATCAGTAAATTAGCGATCAACCTTGGATGGAATGGCCAACAGGCTGAAGACGGATTAGCTAGAACAGCAAAGAAAACAAGCGAGGCTGGCAAAAAAGCTGACGAAGCTGGTGGTGCATTTGGCCGGCTGGCACAGGCATTGAAGGGTGCCAACGATGTTAAGTCCGGATTCGACATGCTGCGAGGCGTAACGCAGTTTTTTATAGGCACACCAATTGCCGCAGTCGGTTCGATGATGAAGCTTGGCGGCGAATTGGAAACAATGCAAATCAAGATGGGAATGCTGGCCGGCAGCTTCGATAAAGGAGCTGAAAGCCTAGAAAATTTGCGCCAGATCACGCGCGATATGGGCGTGCCACTAGAAGAGGTTGTCGGTGGATTCCAGCAGCTTACAGCGGCAGGAGTAGATACCGGCAGCGCTGAAAAACTGATGCGAACATTTGCCGAGGTTTCGCCACTATTGGGCCAAGGTGGCTTGGGTCAATTAGCTGGCGGCATCAGCCAGATGGCAAAAAGTGGTATTGCCGAAGCGGCTACGCTGCAGCAGATGCAAGCAAGCGGGCTGAAAGTGTACGAGGCTTTGGCCGTGCGCCTGGCCAAAGTAACAGGCCAGTTCCACTCGGTGGAAGATGCCATAAATGCCGTCAACAATAAGACTGTTCAGGCGAGTACTGCGGTATTGGCCATGCAGGATGCAGTCAAAACACCAGAAGCTATCGAGGCAGCGCAGCGGCTGTTTAACAGTTTTGATGGCCAGCTAAGCCGTTTGCAACAAGGCGTTGTTGAACTGTTCAGGGACATTGGAAAAGGCTTAATAGACGGCTTGGATATTCCAGCATTCCTGGCAAGTCTTCGTGGTGTAATTGAATCGATTGCCATCATAGTCAAAGAGTTGCTGTCGAATCTTACAGCGATTATGGGGCCAGAAGGTAAAGGCAATCAAATCGAGGAAAACTTTAAGAATGCCAGGAATTTTGCGTTTCAGATGGCCGAACGGCTGGCGACTTCCGGAAACGACCTGATCACTAATTTTGACAAGATGATCTCCCACATCAAGGAAACATTTGAGAACATCAAAGCATTTTTTGAATCACCTACTGACATGGAAGCGCAAAAGAATCGCCAGCACTTCAATAGATTTGTTGGCAATAGGGAAAGAACAGATGCTGAAATAGCTGGCCAGTCACGCGCTTTAGATATTGCCAATTTCTTTGCAGGCGTAGAAAACAATGCCAAAGGCCTAGACAGAAATCGAGCCATGGACTTTGCCGCACCAAAGGAGCGTGGTGGCGCGTTTGATCCAGTTAGGATCAAGCAAAAAGAGATGGCGAGTACATCTGATTTCACAGTTCAAAAACTACAAGCAGGCAGCACAGCAGCAGTCGAAGCCATGGTTCGCAACCAGCTGGGCGGCGGTAAAGAACCACAACAGGAGATATTAGCAGAGGCTAAAGAACAAACTCGCCAAGGCGCAGAAATGCTTACACTTTTGGCTGGTATCAAACTACCCGGCACGGTTCAGGTAGGCATCTGAGGTAAGACATGGCCTACACGTTATTCAGAGAAGTCATTGAAGGCCGAAGCGGCAGCGTCGATCAGCGCTACCAGCGAGCCTACAAACGCGCCTTTCTGGTCAAGACTGATTCGGCTGGCTACGGTCCCTATTACGCTGGCAGCCATCCCAGCTTGCCGTTGGTGTGGTCAGTTCACCCAGAAGACTCGCTTGCCTACTGCGTTGGCTTTTCGGTAGATCAAGACCAGAACGATGGCACGCTCTGGCGAGTGACGGCCAACTACGCATACAACGCTGACACGTTTCAAGGCGGTGGCACAGGCACTGGTGCAACCGGCAACCCTGCGATAGACACGCAGCAGCAAGGCCAAGCGCCTGCCGACCGGGTTCAATCGCCACTATCAAGGCCTCGTGATTATCAGATTTCTACTGTCGCCTATCCAGAGGCGCTTCGCGGCGATGTCGATGGCAACGCAATTCTCAACAGCGCCTACGATCCATTTTTGCCAGCTAGCGAGATCCAGAAGTTTGGCGCTCAAATCACCATCGGCCTAAATGCATCCACTCCACCATCTGAAGCATGGATGAGCGCAGTCGGCAAACTGAACGCAACCACGCTAACTATCACGCCGCCTGGCTCAACGATTTCGCTGGCGGCAAAAACAACCAGGCTAAACAGTTTGAACGCTCAGGCGGTCTACGAAAACGGTTTGGCCTACTGGCGTTGGACTTTGGCATTTGAGTTCCGGCCTAGCACCACAACCTACACCAGCGGATGGGTGCAGCTAGGTGCCAGTTGGCCAGTGCTTGGTTGGAAGCTGGTACTGCTCGATGCCGGCAAACGGCGTTGGAACGGTACATCATGGGAGGTATTTAAAGACAACGGAGTTCAATTAACTTCGCCTAGTCTTATGGATGGTAGCGCTTTTAGGTTGGCAGCTAATACCAAGCCTTATTTCAAAGCTTGGGACATCTATCAAACAATCACCTTCCCGAGTCCGCTTTAATGGCTGGCTATTCGCTAGAGCTTGAGACGATCAAGCGCCTCGGAAAAATGCTTAAGGCCTATGAAGGCGGCGGATTCACTCCAACGCTTCGGCAGCACATCACTGAAGGCTATGGGCCACCTGTTGAGCCTGGCTTGCACGTTATCGAAGTAACTGGAGCTATTTCAGGCGGTTACTATCCGGCCAATCTTATGGACTGGAACGGGTCTGCTTGGGCGAGCATCTACGCAGTCCGAGTTATTGAGCTAAACACCAAGGCACTGACTACTCGCAGGTACTTTGCCAAGGTCGTCGGTGTTGTGACATTAAGCGGAACACAATACGAATTGTACGCGGCTTATTCACCAGGCGAAGTAGTCACAAATATCACCTGTTCTGGCGGCACGCTGACCATTACTAAGGAAAAAGTCTGATGGCCAGCCTAGTCTACACCTCGTTCTACTACGACTCGTTTGTTGGCAACATTAACTGCGCCTCAAATTCGTTTAAGTGTCTGCTAGTCACCAGTAGTTACACCGCAGATAAGGCGCACGACAAGCGCGACGACATTACTAACGAGGTAACCGGCACCGGCTACACCGCAGGCGGAAACGCTGCCACCTGCACGGTTGCAGCCGTGGACAACACAAACAACGATGTGGAAATAAACTTCAGCATCACAAGCTGGACCACCAGCACAATCACGGCACGCGGCGCGGTCATATATAGGAGCCGCGGTGGCGCATCGAGCGCCGACGAATTGGTCTGCTACATCGATTTTGGCGCGGACATTAGCAGCAGCGCGGGAACATTTGCGGTGACGATGAACGACCCGATCAAGGTTCAGAACTAATGGCAGCATCTGTTACTGGGGTTGAAGCTTGGTCTAATTCAGTGGCAACAACATTTGCCCCGTCTGGAGGAGCTACAGGAACATCTGCTGGCACAACAAGTGGAACATTATCCTGTTCGTCATGCTGTAGCTCAGGTGTAAAATATATTCCCGGTTGGTTTTCTTACGCTGATCCAGCTCGTGGCCTTTACGCTGGCTTGTGCCCAGGTGCTGTCGATAATTCAGTTCCGGTTACTGTATACGCTACATTCTCGCTGACTCCAGCCGCTGGAGTTAATCTTGCGGATTACTGTATTCCAAGTTCTTTCACTATTGAAATGATTGCCGATAATCCTGTTTATCCGTCAAGATTAAGGCCACTTTCATACGCTACTACTTGCCCACCTATTTATCCTGGAACTCGGTATGGTTTTTTAAATATCACCGGCCAAGGTTATTTTGAGGCATCGGTTAACACAGGCAACAATCCTTATCTTAACCTTATAAATGTAAATATGTGTTCTTGCAACAATGTAAACTATTTGAGTTTTGGTTCTTATTATGTTCCCACATATTATGCCGGAAGTATTTACGGAACACTTGGTTCTTGTTCTCCTTTTTCTTTGACTTTTTCCAAAGCATCTCCATTTGGAGAGATTGCTAAATTTTATTGGTATTTTTCATTGCTTGGAAATTGGTCTGTGACATTCACCCTATGAAACCTTGCCCACTCGACCCAACAACCTGCGAATGTCGGGTGTGCTACCTCTACCTCACCAACCCGGAATACAACCGCCTTTGGGGCGGCACTGGCATTGAGCCTGTAAAACAATTAAATCAACCCGCACCAATCATCCCAGGCAAAACATTCGCCAGCAACGCCGACCTGGCCAAAGAGCGAGCCAAACGCGGCAGGACCAAATGCCAGCATCTAGGCGATAAACTTGAACTGAAAACCACCTGCCCAGTTGGCTGTGGTGGAAGCACCGAGCTACACGCTTGCGGCATTCATGGCACCTGCCGGCGCTACGGCAACGACGAAACGGTGATGACCTGCTGGCGCTGTCCTGAGTATCAGGCCGAGGAGCAGTTAACCGTTGACCAGTGGACGCAACTGCTGACAAGTAGCAAGCTCACTAACGATGGCGGAGTCTACACCGGCAATCAAACCAAGGCGGTACATAGGATCATCGACGACCTGCGCCAGGCAATTAGCGGCAGCCAACCAGCCTTTGCCGTGGAGCGAGGAATCGTCACCAGCGGAGGCGGTCGCTACTGGCCGGGCACCTGGACCATGGCGGCTATCTGCCGGGAGATGGGCTGGCAGCACACGATTCAGGCGTGGTATCTCGGCGAGCAGGAGTATGACGAGTTTTGGATTAAAGAGCTGCGCAAGCTCGATGTGCTGTGCGTCGATGCCTACGAGGTGCGCAAGCTCAACCCATACCGCATCCTCAACGGCTTTGAGATCAAGCTTTACGCTGTGCTGCATTCAGGCATCGAACAGCCCCTCTGGCTTGATTCCGACTGTTACCCGGCCAGAGAT